TGCACTCTCGCCGTCGTCCTTAGCGTCGCGGATGAACTCCAGGGCGGACTCCAACTCCTTCACCCGCGCCTCAAGTGCCACGACCTGCGCCATGTCGCACAGGGCAATCGTTTGCCCTAGTTTCTCGCAAATCGACGAGTACAAAGCGCAGTTTGCAGAGTGCATGACGTCAGGGTCGCGCACGCCTATGCGGATCATACAGCAGCAGGTCGTCATCGTTGCTAGTTGTTTGCTCATGGTTTCTCCTCCTGCCCACGCAGGTATTCAAACAAGAACAGATAATCCCCGACTTGCTTCACTATGTCCGCCCGAACCTCATCCTTTCCCTCATCGGGAATCCAGTCGTAAGACCTTCGCCACCAAGGGTAACAGTACAGTCCATCGTAAGTCTCGCCGAACACCAGCGAGACGATGCCATTCGCTAACTCATCAACATCAGGCATTCGGGTTTCGTTCATTCTGGTTCTGGTCAATCGGTCGTATGGCCGACAAACTGCGTTGCCTTCCTCTAACGCAACGTCCAGAAGCCGCTCCAACTCCTTCACCCGTGCATCGAGTTTCGCCATTTTCGCGTTAGCCGTTTCCAGTAACTCGTCCATCGCCTCTTGTTCAATCTCGCTCATTTGGTTTCTCCTCCAACATCCTCGGGTCCGCAGGTCGGCTGGGCGGTCGCCGTCAGGGCAAGAACCTTAGTTTCCACGCTTATGCCCCCCCTGTCGTCGCTGGTCTTTGCGGGACGATGCGTAAAGATCAACCAGGTGCCCTTGCAGGTGCGCTAGGGCCTCCTGGTTGTCGTGGTCGGTGGGTACCCCACACGCCTCCAAGATATGAAAGGCCGTGTGGAGGAACTCGTGGTAGACGAGTTTGGGTTTCGCGTTCACTCGAAGCCATACGATAAAGTGGTTGCTGGTCTTGTTGTGAAGCCACACAGCGCAGGCGTCAGCGACGAAGTGAGGTTCATCGACACCAACCTTGGCGCACTCCTCGGTGAACATCTCCCGGTCGTGGATGACTCCAACGTTCATGCCGAACATGGCGACGTGGAGGATATGGTCGGCTTTGCACACAGGCCCCTTCACGCTTGCTTCTCCTCGCGCCATCGCCTCTTGTTCAATCTCGCTCATTTGGTTTCTCCTCCAACATCCTCGCCCCGTCGCAGGCCGGCTCGGGAGGCTCGGCGGGATAGACCCACGGACAGGCCGGGAAAACTTGCAGGGTTGGGGCCCCCTTCTTCGGAACCCCGCCGTCGTCGACGAAGAAGAGGTTCCCGATAAGCTCCTCCGCTTCCGCCTCCGACTCGAAGAGATAGGCGGACCCGGACTTCTTCGTCAGATGATAGAACGTCGACCCCTGCTCCCGAGCGAGGTAAACCCGCTCCCCCGAGGATTGGATCGTCGTCGCCACGACCCATCGATGATCGTTCGATGATCGTTCGATGATCGTTCGATGATCGACCGTTGGGCGGCCCCGAGGATATGCGAGGTAATCCCGCTCCCGGACGACGTCCCATTTGTTATTGACGGTTTCGAGGAAGTCGGCTTCGAGGGCGGACGTGAGCCGCATGAGCAGGATTACGTTGTCCGCGATCTCGTCGAGCAGGTCGTTCCTGCGGACGTCGCCCATCTCGGCGGCTCGGGCCGGAGAGAAGGGACCGTCGAGGTCCGACCACGGCCCGAGGTAGGACGCGACCGACTCGACCAATTCCGCGTGTTCCTTCGAGAGATGAGAGACGATCCCGTCGATGGTCCCGCCCGGGAAGTTCCGGGCGGTCCACTCTTCGATTTCGCTGGATAGGGCGTCTAGGTGTCTCATCTAGCCGTCCGCGAAGGGGTCGTACTCATCCCCTCCGGTAGTCGCGGCCTTCGCCTTGTCAGCGTGTGCGGCCTGTTTTGGGGCTCCGGTTTCGTCGTCGGGCCGGTCGAGACCCTGAACGGACTCCGCGACGATTTCGATAGACTCGCGTTCGCTCCCGTCCGCTACCGTGTACTTCCGCGTCTCGACCCGACCGTCGACCGCGACTAGGCGACCCTTGGTCAGGTAGTTGGCGACGAACTCGGCGGTCTTCCCCCATGCGACGATCCGGAACCAGTCGCAGGTCGGGCCGTCGCCGTCGGGCTTGAACCGCTTGTCAACGGCGAGGGAGAAGTTGGCGACGGACTTCCCCGTCGTCGTCGTCCGAAGCTCCGGGTCGCGGCCTAGGCGACCGATCAGACAGATTCTATTCAGGCTCATTTCGATTTCTCCTTGTTGCTCCAATCCCCTTCGAGACTCATCGGCATGACGACCGCGAACCAGCGAGTCGGCTCCGCGTTCGGTCGAAACATGATGGGTTTATTCGGACCCTCCGCTAAGATGAGCGTCCGAAAAGCGTTTACGGCAGACAGGACCGTCGCGTCGACGAAGTAGCGGGAATTTACGGCGAAGACGTCGGAGGCCTGTCGCGTCGTCTTCGGGATGACCCGCTCTACGTCCGGGTAGGTTCCGAGCCGCGTCGGGAAGAGATTGGCGTAGACCGAGCCTAACTCCACGACATTCTTGACGAACGTCTCGATCTCGAACGTCGAGAGCAGGACGTCGACCCAAGCGGTCGTAGCCTTCGCGTAGCTCATCTCGAAGACGAGCCGCCGCAGGTCGACGAGCTTCGTCTCGAAGGGCTTGGACGGTCCGAGGCGGAGGACGTGGAGGCGATGGGTATCGGACGTGACGAGGTTCGCCGCGCCATCAAAATGGATAAAGGCTCCGTAGGTTAAGATGGACGGACTGCAGTCGCGGGCTAGGGCTCGGACGAGCCAAGAGACTTCCGCCTTCGAGACGGAGCATGGTTCGGGGATGATTTTCATTTATTCGGGTTCCTATTTGGTTGGCGGTATTGCGACTCGACCGCAAGGTCCGCGAGGGAGGCGAGGGCGACCGCGTGATCCCGCAGGGGAAGGGACGGGTCCCAGAGTGTCGAGCCGACGATAGTCCAGCCTTCCTCGCGGACGCTGTCAAGTTCGTCCTCGAAGGAGGGGTCGTCGGGGTTGGTGTCTAGGTCGAGGACCCAGAGCTTCTCCTCCGGCAGATAAAGCCGGTTGTCTTGGGCCTTAACCCATGCGAGAGCGTCCTCGAAGCGATCTCGGGAGAGGAAGGACTTCAGGAAGAGCAGGGTCGTCATAATAGCTTCTGCTCCTGCCGCCATGCGCCGAGGTCGAAGGGCTCCTCGGTCTTCCCGCCAGCACCGTCGAGCCTGTAACGTCCGACCGTTACCTGTCCGCGATCCTTAAACTCGCGCCAGTAGAAGTCCCGACCCGAGACCGGGTCTCCGGCCATCCCTTCGATGACGTCCTCCGGGTACTCCGACTGCCAACGATCCTGATTGAGCCACGTCTCCGGCATGGGAATGAAGTCGCGCGAGTCGGGCTTCCCGTTCTTACAGCGATAGGTCAGGTAGCGGTCGTAGACCTTCACCGAGGTCGCGAGGTCGTCCTCCGAGGCTCCCCGTCGCAGAGCCTTCCGATAGGCTTCGAGGGTCGCCTTCTTGTTCAGCGTCGTCTTCCCGCCGAGGGTCTTCCATGCCGACCAGTATTCCTCGAAGAGAGAGACCGACCCCGACCCGGTCGGAGCCGGAGGCGGAGACGAAGCCGCGCAGGGAGAGGGTAAGGGAGTGGGAGGTTTCTCTTTCTCTTTCTCTTTCTCTTTCTCTTTCTCTTTCTCTTTAGATGATCGGTCGATGATCGGTCGATGATCGGTCGATGATCGGTCGATGATCGGTCGATGATCGTTCGATCCATTCTCAGGTTCGACTTTTCGGTATTTTGCTTCACGGGCCGCGACCGCCTTCTTTCCGGCCTCGGACCGCTTCTCGAATCTTTCTCGGGATTCGTAGATTATTTCCGAGCGAAGCCTCTCCTTTTCGATAAAAAAGAGAGAGAGGATCGCGTCCTTATGTCGCGCCCAGCCCGCCTTTCCGAGCCGGGAGAGAAGGGCGAGTTCCTTCTGGTCGTTCGGAAGGGAGCCCTTCTCGTCGAGCCACATCTCGACGAGGAGAGAGCAGTAACCGCCGAAGGCCTCCGCGCCCATCCTACGGACGGCGGGCTCTCGGAGGAGGCGGTCCGGAGCCCAAGAGCAGTATCTCGGGGCCTCCATCCCTAGTTTCGACCTTCGGCTTCGTCGAGGGCCGCGACAACATCGACGAGACGCGCCTTCGGGTTCGCCTTTTCGATCTCCGTGATTAAGTCCGCGATATCGACCTTAGCCCGGTCCGCCCGCTTAAGGATGGCTTCCTTGTCCTTCGACTTGCGATACTCCTCCCAAAGCGAACTCTGGGAAGAGGGACCGGAAGAGACGGTCCGGGCTTCCTGCTTCGCCGGGGCTTCGGAAGCCCGGGACTCTTCGGTCTCGGGCTCGGGCTCGGTCCGCGTCTTCGGCGAATCGGTCGAAGTCTGAGAGGGCTCTTCGTCGGAGGACTTCACGTCCGACGGCGGAGACTTTGGGTTAGGGGTCACCTTCCCCTCCGTCTCGTTCTTCGCCGCGACGTAGGCTTCTAGCAAGAGTTGGAACTCCGCCCACGTCGTCATGCCCTGCCCCTTTTTCGTGAACTCCCAGAAGAGTTCGAGCGGGTCGAGCCCTTCCGCCTTCGACTTCTCTGAGAAGGTCTTCATTCCAACCCGGTCCTTATCAAGACCGATTTCCTTAATCGTCGCGTTCGCCTCCCGCTGTTTCTGCCGCAGGAGTTCGGTCGCGGCCTGAGATAGGTCATCGTCCGTCGAGCCCTCGACCCCGATTCCAAGCCGGTCCGCCTCGGATAGAGCCCTCTTAGCCTCCTCCCCGTGAAGGGCTCCGGCCCATGTTATGGAAAGCTCTCCCGATCCTTCCATAAGCCAAGAATAGAGATGATTCCCCGTCGTCGGGCTCGGCGTAAACGGGGCCGCTATGTCGAACCGTTCGGTCCGGTCCTTCGTCGCCGTCGCGAGATGGGAGCGTTCGATCCGGAGAGCAAGAGTGAACTCGTACTCCAAGTCGGGCTCGGCTATAGGCTTCGTCCCGACCTTGTCGAACTTCTTATTCCCCCGCGAGTCGTAGCTCTCCGCGTACTCGGAACCCGCCCGCAAACACGCGATAACGTGGGTCGGACATTGAAGCAGGGCGGTCTTAACCTCGTCGAAGAGGAGCTTCGCTTTTGCCCAGTTGGTGAACCCAGCCTTCGGGTTCGCCGCGTCGAGGCTCTCCTTATAGGAGAGGATGTACTTCCAGCAATGGGTCAGTGAGTCGATGATGATCACGTTGTTCCCGTTGTCGACCGCCGCGAGGATAGCCGCGACATATTTGGCGGGCGAGTAGGGAGGCGAGAGGCGAATGTAGTCGTACTCGTAGAGGTGGGAATAGAGTTCGCCGCTCCCATTCTCGGTGTCAATGAGCAGGACGCGAGGGTCCGGCCCGATCCCCTTCGCGATCAGAAGGGCGGAGTAGGTCTTCCCGGAGCCCGAGACCCCGTCGATGACCAGCTTGAGATGAGACTTAGACCGTTGGGCCTTTCGGATAACGAGACCGGCCATTAAAGGCGGCCTCCGGAAGTGAGAGGGGCCGCGAGGCCGCAGGATCGATGTTTCATTAGAGGTTTGCTCCTTGCCTTGACCGGTCCCGTGGAGGACCGAACGATGTTTAGTATACGATGTCGGTAACGATAAATAAAAGGGGCTCCGCCTACTTTCTCGCCTTTTTCGGCGGAGGCGGAGGGAAGTGGGTCCGCAGGTATTCGAGGATCATGACCGCGTCCGCTTCGTCGTCCGTCTCGACCCGCCAGCCGTAGGCCTTCTCCGCAAGCCAGCGGGAGTATTCCTTCGTCGACCACGTCGAGGGGCGGTCCCGGTAGTTGTACTCCTTCTGCCAGCGGTTCGGGTCGATCGTCGAGACCCGGACCTTGCGAGGGAAGAGGGCCTTGACGAGCCGAATCCAGACGTGGGCCGCCGCTCGGACGGTCCCCGCCGCGCCCGCGTTCCAGCAGGGGAACTCGACCCCGAGAATCACCTTCGAGAAGACGACCTCCTCCGCGATCTCCCGGAGCCGGTCCTCGACGACGTTAGCGAACCGGATATCGTCGACGTGGAAGACCCCGGAGACGACGAGCCCGTCGGCGGCCCGGCCCCGGTAGGCGAAGCCCGAGCGGATTTGGGCAGGGTCGACGGCGATGACGAGGACGTTCTCCTCCCACGGGTAGAAACCGTTCATACCGCCCGCCTCCGGTCGTCGAGGTAGGCCTTCCCGCCTCGGAGAATGTTCGCCTTGACCTCCTCGGAGTAGTCGAGGCTCGGGACCTTCGCCAGATACTCTTCGTGAAGAGCGACGATCCGGGCGAGGTTCTCTCGGGCGACCCGGTCCGCCTTCTCCGCCTTCTCCGCCTTCTCCGCCTTCGTCGTTCGCCTCACGAACGACCCCGGACGAGGTGTAGGAGCCAGCGTAGGCCCCGAACAACGGCTATGGCGACCCGGACCGGATAGACGCGGAGGTTGGTCATCGGTCCAACATCTTGTCCGGGTCGAGCTTGAGGTACTCGTATACGGTATGGAGTCCGACCCCGAAGCGTAGGGCGAGTACGGTCGCGTTCTGACCCGCCGCCTTCCGGCGGAGCAGGTCGCGATGATCGTCGCCCGAGAGCTTGTAGGGTCGGCCCGGCTTTCGACCGGTCGAGGGTCGAGGGTTCGTCTTAGGTGTCTTGGGTGTCTTCATTGGATTCACTTTCTTAGTATGGAGCCGTCGTCGTCGAAGGCGGAACGCGGCATGGATTCGGGGTTGTTCGGGTCTCGGGGTTCTCGCGAGAGAGGGAGCCGTCGACCGTACTTCGGGCCGTGGCCGAGTTCCGCTAGGACGACCCAGACCCGATGGAAGAGGCTTCGTAGCTGGTGACTCTGGACCGAGTTCTTAAAGTTCGGGTAGTCGATCTGTTCGATCTGCTCGAAGACGATCTCCGCGAACTCGAACCTCGACATAGAAGCCCGGTGGGGATAGTCCGCCGACCCGTCGTAGAAGACCGGGACGTCGACCTTCGACTCCCCGATAAGTTCGTCGAGAAGGCCTTCCTGCCGCGCCCGAACGAGTAGGAGAGCCGGGTTATCGAAGTCCTGAACGACCGAGAGCGGTCCCCGGTTAGTGATAATCCACATAGGTCTTATTCTACCTACTTATTGGTAACGGTATCACGTCGCCAATCACAAACTCCCCGTCATCCCATGTATCCCTCCGGGATGATGCTGTTCTCCGTTCATAGTGAGCCTCCTCCGAGGAACCGTCTGGCTTCCTCATGCTTAAGAATCGTGACGACGACCGTCTGGCCGTTGTGGTCGATGACGTGCTGAACCGCTCCGACGTAGAAGCGAACGTCGTCGAGATGGATTCCCTCCCCCATTCGTGGAATATGGGAGAGGGACCGCTGGTCGACGGCGTTCCCGTCCGCGTCGACGAAGAGAACCTCCATTTATCGGACCCCTGTTCGGAAGTCGAAGCGGTCGCCGGGAAGCGTGACCCGGAGCGGACACGGTCCCGACCAGCCCGCCGCTTCCCAATCCTGCTCTCCGGCTATAACGGCCCGAATCGCCTCGCGTTCGTCGGCGTCGAGGGCGTCGAGGGAGAGACGGGGTTCGTAGTCGACGCCACCGGGGAAGTTGGCCTTCATCCATTCGACCGCCGACCTTGTCTCCGCGACCCCGCCTTCCGGACCCGCGATCCCGACCTTATTGACGGCCGTGAACGCGAGGACGCCAAATGTCGACTTGACCGACTTCTCCGGGTTCGCCTTGACGGTCCCGTCCTTCTTCAAGTTCGACTTAGCCAGAGCCGCCCGAGCGTAGGCTTCGAGCGGAGCCGCGACCCAGTTCTTAAAGGACTCCTTCGCTCCCTTGAGCCGGTTGACCTTGGGCTTGAGGTTCGACGTTATCGCCGCGATCTCCGCCTTCATGCGCCCTTCGCTGGCGACGATCTCGCCGTCGAGGGCGAAGAGCTTCTTTAGAGCCCATTCGACGTCCTGCTCGGAGAAGGCGGGCTCATCCTCGTAAAGCGTCGATGGGACGTCTTCCATCTCGACGAGTTCGCCGGTATCCGCGTCGACAAGGCCGTAGCCTTCCACGTATACGGTCTCCCGGGCCTCCGCCGTTTCGGTCGTAGTGGTTTCGCTCATCTCGGGGCCTCCGTAAGGGGGAGGACCACGTCGACGCCATGCCAGCCAGCGAAGGAGCAGTCGTCGGCCTGAACGTAGACCTCGGTCATGCCGTGGCTGTAGCCGCGCACGTTCATTACGGTCGCAGGAGTAAACCCATCGTCGCGCTGGACGCGGACGCGGGCTCCCGGGCTGATAGTCGAGCGGAGAACGCGGACTTCGTTCGCGTACCTCCGGCGTTGGCTTATCTTTCGGATTTGGGTGAACATAGGGTTCCTTTTCGAGGGTCGTGGGAGGGAGGAGCGTAAACCCCTCCCTCCGGAGGGACGAACTAGGCGATGCCGTACTTGACCGCACCATGATCTGATTATAGGGATATTGTTACCGATAACGCAAGGGTTGAGGAAGAAAAGACGAAAAAAGACCGGGGCCTCACTTCTGCCGAACACAAAAGGAGACCCCGGTCTAGTCGCGGGCTTTAGACGGCGAGAGCCGAGAGCCGAGCCCGAAGACTCTCGAAGTCTACCTCTTCCCCGAGGGCCTTGAGCAGGGTCTCCGCCGCGTCGAGATGGGAGAGAGCGGCCTGAACGTCGACCCTCTTCTTCTCGCCTCCGCCAAAGAGTACGTCCCCGAGCGAGGCGGAGGTCTTCTCGCGTCGGACCCGCTTGGCTTCCGCGACGTCTTTAAGCGTGAGCCGGTCGTTAGCCTTCTCGAACGTCTTCAGGAGTTCCTTCTGGATGGCCTCCGGGAGCTTCGCCGCCGCCTCTCCGACCGAGGCCTTAATCTTCCCCGTCTCCAAAAGCCCGAGCAGGGTCGGGACGAGGCGACCGAGTTGGAGCCTCTGGTCGAGGACCGAGGCCTTGACCCCGAGCGTCTTCGTGATCTGCTGGCGGGTGTAGCCGCGCCCGATCAGTTCGAGGATGGCGACGTACTCCGAGACCGGGTTCGTCGACCGCGAGAAGTTCTCCGAGAGCGTGAAGGCCTCGGGGTTCTCGACGTCCGGCGGAAGGACGCGGCAGGGAATCACCTGAAGGCCCGCCGCCCGAGCCGCCTTGAGCCGCCGACGACCGCCGACGATGTAATAGACCTCGGCCCCGGCCTTCAGCCGCTGAACGATGATCGGGACGAGGACCCCGACCGTCTTGATCGACTCGACGAGGTCGGGAGAGGGATCGGACCCGAGGAGAGGCCCGTCGATCAGGCCGACCGGCAGGTCCTCGGAGACGACGTCCGGAGCGGTCTCCGGAAAGAGTGACGAGAGATTGGGTTCTGGTTTCTGTGTCTTCATTGGGTTCCTTATTCGTCGTCGAGGGAAACTAGGAGCGGAGAGGAGTTGACCCATTCGACGGTTTCGGCGGTTCCGACCTCGTCGTAGGGGTTGTTTACGACCGAGAGCCGTTCGATGGCAGCGACCATTACGATCCCGGGCCGGAAGACCACGTCTTTAGACCCGGCTGGCCGTTCTCCGAGGTTGTAGTCGAACGCGGGCATACTTCGCCGCCCGACCGAGTTGAAGGCCGCTACAGGGAAAGGAGCCCAGAGAGGGAGGTCTCCTTCCATCGGGAGACCGTCGGTCGAGCCCGGGTCTCCGACGACCCATAGCTTCCCGGCCTCGGAGATTCCGGGCCGTTCGTTCGAGTCCGGATGGAAACCTGTTGGGCAGGGAATCGGGCGACAGTCCCAGTAGGAGTCGGGAGCTTCGATGTAGGCCTTCGGGTGGACGAGGATGAGCCTCGACTCCGCCGTCAGCTTCGAGAAGTCCGCCGTCCTCGGGATTCGCCGCGAGAGCCCGAGCCGGATCGACTCTTCGAGGAAGTCCGCCGCGTTCGGATAGTGGGTCGCGCCCACCCAGTCGAAGACGTGCGTAATCCCGTCGATCTCGACGAGCTTGACCCCGACCGGCGAGAGCCCGACCGACTCCACGTCGAAGAGCGAAATCGGGTCCTTGATAAGCATCGACATGGGGATTCCCTCGCCTCCGCTCGAACCGCTCTCCATGTAGATTCCGCCGACTTCGCGGGAGTCTCCACAGCCTCTAGGATCGGCCCCGTTCATTTCGCCTCCTCGACGTCGAACCACGTCATATAGTCACACTTCGAGCAGGAGACGACGTAGCCGCCCGCTCCCTTGGCGAAGCCCGACTCCCGGACCGTCGTCGGGTCCGTCGGTCTTAGGCAGGAGTAACAGGCCGGAGGCTGTTCTTCTACGGACTGGCGGGTCGGGAAAGGTTTCTGGTCGGTCATGGATTTATAGGTTCCTTCGCCAAAGACCGTTACCTCGACCCCGGAGGAGCGGAGGAAGTCGGTCACAGAGATGAGCAGGTCGCGTAGCTTTTCGTCCACGTCCCCGGGATAGCACACGGTCTGGGCGAGAAGCCAACCGGCGTCCGGGTCGGGTTTCGTCGGTCGGTAGTAGGCCGCCCGAATCTGAACGGTGGGCAGGTTCGACTTCAAGCCAAAAACCTCGACCCAGATGTAAGCGGTCTTCATGGCTTCGCCTCCGCCGGTTTGAGGCTCTCGTCTAACGCATGGTCACACTTCGAGCAGGAGACCTTGCGCGGCGACTTGTCCTTGCCCCTGACGCCGCGCTCGTGGTTGGCTACGGCGCGATCGGTGATCACCCACGCCTTGCCGTGGCGCGTGGCCGGCAGTTGCCCCGAGCCGCAGAGGACGCGAACCCTCTGCACCGATATGCCGAGGGCGCGCGCCGCCTGGACGACCGTGAGGAGGCTCATGACGGGATGCCATAGCGCGATCCGCAGTGGTCGGTAGTGAGCGTGAAGGAACCCATCTTGTATGTCATTTTGGTTTGTTCTCCTAGGCCCTTGAGCCTCCTCAGCCTGCCTGGCTCGGGAGGCCCCTCGGGTGAGGGGTGGGGTGTGCTAGTCCACCAGGCTTCGGAGCAGGTGCGCGCATTCGGCTTTGAGTGCCGTTCGTACGGCCTCGGGGTCGAACTCCTCGCGTGTGGCCTCATCGGCTGACAGAAACGCTTCTGTTTCCTTGTCTAGGTCGAATGACTGCAATGCGTCCCTGTCGTTGCAGATCGCATTGAACCATGCGGAAGCGCACTCGTTGAGTCGGTAAGTATTGGTGGTCATCTCGGTTTTTCTCCTTGGATTGCTCTACTCCTATATACTACCACAGGTAGCGCGAAAAAGCAAGGGCTTATGAGCAAACTGGTAAATTTACCGGCCCGCTACGTATACGGACTGGCGGGTCGGGAAAGGTTTCTGGTCGGTCATGGATTTATATCGCGCCAGCCAGCGGGAAGTCTCGGTGAACTCAATCAGGAGTTCGTAGAGGTAATGCAAGGGGTTGGGGGAATTTTCTCCAAAAAAGTGCTCTCGGCGTACTTGGCAGGGTTCGCCTCGACCGTGAGCATGATCCGGACGTCGAAGACTCCCCAGACCTCCCGCGTCTTCGTCCAAGCCCGGAACCAGTCGGTCCGGAAGGCGACCCCGAGATACTCGGCCCCGACCTTGTCCCATGTGGTTTCGACTGCCCGCTTCTCGACGCGGTCCCAGAGCCAAGCGTGAGCCATCGGCAGAGGGACCTCCGCAGGGACGGCGAAGCCCTCGACGTAGGCGTAGCGGTCGGGATCGTCGAAGAGGGCGACCGAGCCCGCGTTCCGCGAAGACGACGTCGACGGTCCGCGTTCCTCCGCGAGGACCGGAGCGAACTCTCGGCCCTCAGCGACGACGAGGTCGAGAGGAGAGGCGTAGCGGAGGCCCTCCGGGAGAGAGCCTCTCTTCATGATCTCCGCGATGAGGGCGGCCTCCTGCCGGATCACGCTCATCGGAGTAGACCCCTGCCATGCCTCATCTCGGAGACCTCCAGACGGTAGCGATGTAGTTCAACTCGTAGGAGTAGACGTCCTCGTCCGAGAGCTTCTCCGGGTAATCCATGACCCCGAACCGGGTCGCAGGGTTCGCGTGATCGGGAGCGTTCGGCGGTCGCAGGAGAGAGCCGTCGGGAATGAACCCTCGCGGCTGGGCTCCGATCTGAGCGGGCCGATGCTGAAGGCCGTAGCGGTAGGCGAGGGTCGCCAGCGTCGAGATAGAGCCGTCGTCGAACGAGAGGAAGTCGGGGTCGCAATGGCCGCCGTAGACCGGACAAATATCCGGACGAGCAACGAAGACGAACTTCTCGTTCCAATTGACGAGGACGACATCCTGCTTCGCGCCGGTGGCCTCCTCCGTATAGACGACGATCCGGCCCCGGTCGGCCTCGGTGAGCAGCGAGATATCGATCATTAGCGGTCCCCCATAAGCCGAGCGACGACGTAGGCCCGAGCCGCCGGTCGTGCCGACGACGGGAGCCTCGCGATAGAGAGGCGAGTGACTTCACTCATCGTCCGGCTCCGAGCGAGAGGTAGAGGCCGGTCTCGGATTCGATGACGTCGTGAAGGTCCTCGACGTAGACCATCCCGCGAACGACGATCTCCTTGACCGTCCCGTTCCAGACCTTCGAGAAGTGGAGCCGGTAGACGTCCTCCGGCATGAGGATGATCCGGAGCAGGTTCGCCCGCTTCGATCCCTTGAACGAGAACTGAAGGAAGGAGAGCCCGTCCTCGTTCCCACAGAGGAAGTTGGAGGACCCTATCATAGTATGAGCCCGGTGGCCTAGCTGTTGGCGAATGACGGTAGCGACTTCGAGGTCGCGGGAAGGCTGTTCGGTAACCATGCCGAGAGCATACGCTTATCGTTACCAATATTGCAAGTGTCCCGGCAGGGCTTCCCTGTTTAGACGGGTGGGTCCTGTGCGGGCGCGGTTGACGGAACAGACCCGGTCGAGCCCGCATTGGCGAAGGCGGCAGGAGCGACGTTGTTAACGGACGGCAGGGCTCGAACGAGCCGGGCGTAGGCGTTAGGCTTTGTACTCTCGTTCCCCGTTGGCCCAGCCCCTAGGTCCCACGTCGTAGACGTTGGAGTCGTCGAGTTCCCCCGAGCCATCCCCCAAATCGCGACGTGCGATATCCTCGACCGAAGGTTCCGGAGCCCGTCGAAGAAGTGACGGGTATACCTCGCGTGTTTCGCCTCGGAGTACGGGACCGATCCTACGCCAGCCCCCCAACTCGAAGCCCGAATACCGGTCTCGAAGATTCCGATTGGCTTCGTCGCGAGACCGTTCGCCGTGAACCCTTCGGTCGTTCGATGGACAGCTTCGAGGCCTTGCAGGAACACGTCCCAAAACTTAGCCGGTCCCGGGTCTACTCCGTAGGAGAGCCCCTGCTGATCGACCGGGTCGTTCGAGTAGAAGTTGAAGCTGATTCCGTCGACGGCGGTCCCCTTCCCCTGATCGTGCCAGTATTGGAGCTTCGTTTGAATCCCGCCCGCGATAGTCGGCCCCCAGATAAACAGCGAAGGGAAGGCCGCCCTTAGCGCGAGGAGTTCGTACTCCATCTCGTCGAGAAGGTGATCAGGAAGAGTGTCCTGATTCGCCGCAGGGTACACGCATTGCCCGACCGTCTCTCCGACCCCGATGTTTACGAGACAGGTGTTTTGGGTCGAGATTCCGTCGGACCATTTCTGGTTCGTTCCCGTGTCCCCGGTCAGCGTCCAGTTCCCGCCTCCGATATCCTGCTTGGAGGCGATGCGAACAGACTGATACTTGACCGGACCCCGAACCGTTAGGAAGTCGCTGACCGTAACCTTCGCCGCGTCCGCCGCCGAGACCGTGATCGTGTTGCTGACCCCTGCGATACTGGTCGCGGTCGTCGTTAGCGTGTAAGGGCTCGGAGGGACGACGTAGTTATGAGGCTCATTCGTTAGAGATACCTGAAGGTGATTGTACGGGTTGGTAGCCCCTGCCGCGACGAGAGCGTCTAACCATAACTGAATGGCGGCCTTCATCCAGTTGATCCGGACGAGCCAAGCCGATTGAGGAATATATCGGTAGGTCCAGTAGCACAGGTTGTCGAGCCCCCACTCCGCCGCCGTCCCGATAGCCCGCGTATTCGCGTTGTTTAGAAAGGCCTTCCCGCCGACTACGAAGCAAAGCATCTGGTTGTTTGCGACCGCGTACTGGGCGTATTGCGTGATCGCGTTTTGCCGCCAAGCCGCCAGCGTGTAGCTCGGAGCGGACTGCGCTTCGTTAGGGATCGTGTCGACTACAATATCCTGCGGTCGCCACCACGTCATTCCGAGGCCGTTATGGGTGGCCTGTACCGCGAGGCGGTAGTTTGAGTCGAAGGCCGACTGTTCATACCGGTCTCGCGGATCGTCATTCAGACCTAGCTTCGCCATTAGGAGTTTAGGACCTCACCAGAAGATGATTCGTATTGCACCACCCGTTCGCAGACACGCTTGTAATCGTCGTCCCGTCCGCATAAGCCGAGCCGACTAGAGGCCAGTTTCCCGTATTAGCTCTCCGAAGCATCCCGAGCGTCGGAGCGTTCCCGGAAGGAGCCGCGAGGGTCTCGGTGGCTCCGATAGCCGTCGAGATATTTAAGAGCGTCTGGGCATAGATCATGTACCTCTCTTTCTGCCAGACGGTCGTATTCCCCCAAGCAGGGAGCAAAGCCCGAGACCCGCCGAGGTCATAGGTTACTTCGACCGCCGGGGTGGTTCGCGCCGTAAGAAAGACTTCGGAAGCCATTAGGATTCCGTAGCTAATACCAGCGTCGAGATAGACCGGCTGATTGAACTCTAAGAGGAAGGTCGAGTAGTCAATACCCAACGGCCCTCTCGCGGTCTGCCAAGCCGTGTACTGAGCTTCGAGCGTCCGAGGTGTAACCGTCAGGACACCGTCGACCGGACTATTCGGCAAGCCCGCCTGAGAGCCAGCGTCGTCGAACATCGTGAACGGCATGGCCCATTGTCGCAGGTTCTTATAGTGATCCGTCGCTCCGAACGGACTCGAACCATTAGGGCGGGCGGAACTGGCTCCTTGGATATAACCCTGCACGATGCCGCGATACCAACCAGAGACCTTCGGATAGCAAGGAATCCACTTCAGGACCGCTGTTCGAGCCGTCGAGCCGTCGAGGACCGTACCGGCGAGGGCCGCCGTCCAAGTAGGGAACGGACAGGTCTGAGGACTGTACGGGTAGTATGGTTCCGGCAATGGGTCGACGACAATCGGAGACCGTTGGGTCTGTGTGTAGTTAAGCATCTTTCTTTATTCCTTTTCTAGAAGGCCCTCCAAGCGGTAACCGCTACGCTGGCGGAGCCGGTAGCCGTGATCGCTTTAATCGTACCGCCGCTGAAGATATCGACCGATTCTCCGGGTCGCAAAGGCTTCCCGACGAAGCCGCCCGCGACCGCTGTGGCCGTATCGTCTACGTTTAAGAAGACGTCGACCCCTCCGGCGTTGTATACGCTCTGCACAATCGTTCCGGAAGGAGGAGAGACGAGAGCAGAGGCTCCGCTCGAAGTCGTTGCACTTCCGGTCTGTGTACTCAGCTTCGTTCCGGTAACGACCGCGTCGACGGAGCCGCTCCGCTTAAAGGCGTACTGCCAAAGCTCGACGATTCGAGCGTTCGTATCAATTAGGCTGGTAAAGTTCCGGTTCTTGTCTCGACTCATTGCTGTTCGTTCTCCTAGGTCCCAAGTCTAATGGTGAAAAGCTCGAAGTAGGTCTTCTCTATTCCGAAGTTCGCCACAATCGTTCCTGCGGTTAATGCGTTCGCGAAGACGACGTCGACGGTGTCCGAGGCCGCGAGTTGAAGAAGCCCCGAAACAGTACCTCGGAACGTGGCGGTCCCGAAGGCTCCCGGGAAGGTTTGGCTCCCTCGTCGAAGAACAGTTCCATTCTTCCGAATCGCGATGTGAGAGTTATTCTGGCCCGCCAGCGTCCCCGTTATGTCGAACTCGACGGCGGAGTTCACATGGACCAGACAAGCAACCGGAGCCGTGAATCGCCAGTTCGTCGTAGAGTCGAAGGCCTCGGCCGTGTCGCGCTCCTCCGCGTTGAACTGGATTGGTGTCTCCGCGTTCAGCGTCAAAGCCTGAGTCGATGTATTTCGATAAGCGACGACCTCCGGGAGCTTAACCATCCCTCGAAGGTCGAAGGCTGTCGCGCCCGCGTTCTTCCGGATCGGGACCGCACATCCTCGCGGCAAACCCTGAGCCGTTCCCGCGTTCCATGTGACCGAGAGCGTAAAGGCCCCGGTCGTGTTGTTGAGCAGGACGAGGGAATGATCGAAGCCGGTCGGAATATTGAGCGTCCGGTTTCCGGTTAGAACCCCAGTAAGTTCGAGGACCCCGTACCGGGCCTGTGCCGCCGTCGCCTGTTGGGTCCCGGCCCCGCCCGCGACCGAGAACGCAAGATAGCCCCGAGAGAGTTCGAGGGCCTTGAGGAGGTCGTTTACGGTGACGTCCTTGTTCGCCTGACTCTGGGTCATCTGCGTGACGGCGAGGATCGGGGTGAGGCTCATAAGTAGTTCTCCATTATGGGACGTCCGGGCCGAGAGATACGGTCTTCGGGAACGAAGGCCAGCCGAAAAGTATGCCGGGCTCCGAGCATGTCTGGTAAAAAACGATGGCGAAGGCCGAAGCGTTAACCCCGTCCGTCGTCTGATTCGCGATAGTGTAGGTCCAATCCCCGGACGTGTGCGAGTAGGTCGCGATCAGGCCCGTTAGACCCGTGTCCCAAATCTCGACCTTGTAGCCCTCGGAACTCTCGTCGAGCGGAGCGTCGTCGCCGGAGTAGAGGTCGCCCTTCTTCCGGACCCGCCGCTTGAACGAAACGATGACGTCCGCGTCTCCTCCCGATCTGTCGCCGCTATAGCGGAGGTCGCAGGGGCCGTATGGCTTCCGACTGTCTCCTCCCATCGTCAGAGGCTCTCCGTAGCTGGGAAGGCCCCCGCTGTAGTCTTTCCCGGTTTCGATGATCCGGAAGTTCTCGACGGTCCCGATACCCGACGGCGAGTATGGATAGTTCTTTACCTTTTCGGTAATGAGAATGAAACCTTCGAGGGAGGCGTGAACGACCGCCCCCATCGCTTCGAGCGTGAGGAGGTAATCGCTCCCGCGCCGGTAGCGGAGCAGGTTCGAGAGTTCGTAGGTCGAGCCGGAGATGAGGGTCGCGGTCTGGAACTGGATGATCTCCTTCCCGAGGACCGCTAGGTTCCGCCCCTCGGTCACCATTTCGGCGTAGGTGATCGACTCCGGAACCCCGTTCGTAAAGACGACCCGAACCGTATTGACCGTGTCGAGGCCGTAGGGAAGGGCGAAGCCACCGACGTTCCCGAGAAGTCCGGTCGCGCCAGCCGCCGAGTACCCGAACGTCGAGGACGAGTAGAAGAGGGCGACCCGACGATTAAAGCCGCCCGCGTATCGCTGTAGCCTAGGGTCGATCTGGGCTTCTCCGCCCTTCCAGCCCGCCGACGTCCGGCCCGCCGCGAAGCCGAGTTGGGGAGCGTCTGCGAGAGAGTCGACGACCGCGTTCGCCTCGAAGGAGAGTAGGTCGGCGGTAGTCGTCGAGTCGACTCCGGCCCCGCCGCCGGTCGGGATAGATGCCGGGAGCCCCGGGTCGAGGTAGATGACGGGATCATCGTCGACCGCCGTTACTTCGATCTGTGCGAGGAGCCCCATCGACATCTCCAAGATTCGGACGACCCGATCCTCTCCGCCCTCGTCCGGGATCGTGACCACGTCGCCGGGGTCGAGCCTCATGTACTTATAAGGAAGCGTGAACGTGTGCGAGGACCGAGCCGCCCAAGCCTCCATGAGCAGGGAGTCGGCAAGGTAGCGGGCGTATTCGTCCGCCAGCCCGAGGGAGAAGCTTACGTTCTCCTGCTGATCGCTCCAGCGAACCGACCGCCGCGCCGTCTGGGACCATTGCAGGAAGTCGAGAGCCTCGGACTGGTAATTGACGGCGAAGCTCAGAGGAAGCTCGGTCTCCTCCGCCCGGGTCGTAAGGACGAAGGATTGACTCTCGGCCCCGGGCTCCGCCGCGCCGATATCGTCCGCCGGAATCTTAGCGACCGAGACCCCGGTCCGAATGACCGACTTGATTTGACCGCCGGTCTCGACGATCTCGAACCAGTTCGCCTTCGCGTAGGCGTCCATGACCCGGGCCGCCTCGGTCCGAGCCGCGACCACCATCCCCCGAGTCGGGTAGGCCGCGAGAGCCGAGAAGTCGTAGTCGGCGGAGGCGAGGCCGCTCCGAGCCGCGAGGTCGTTCAAAGCGACTTGAAGATTGGCGTGATCGGATTCGACCTCGAAGGTGAAGTTCGGGATTTGACCGCCGACCTCCGCGAGTTCGAGAGCCTCGAAGACGACGTAAGCGATACCCTTGAAGGCCGGGACGTTCCCCGCGCCTTTATCGGCCTCTATCGCCGCGTCCGCCGTCATCTGGTTCCCGAGATAGATTCGGACTTTGGAGGAGTCGATCCACGAAGCGTAGGTCGGAGAGCCGCCGGTCCGCCAATCGTAGATGACCTTCTCGTTCGCCCAAATCCGCCGGACCTTCGAGAGCGTTCCCTCGCAGATGTAGACGGCGAGGGAGGTCGAGTAGCTGTAGTCGGTGGTCGTAGCCCCGCCTCCGCCGCCCTTCCCTCCCGAACTCGACGTAGACGTCCGCTCCCGGAGCCCGGTCGCCCAGATAATCGTTCCTGCGGTCCGGTTTCGACCGTAGATCAAAGGAATCGGCTGACCTTGCCCGGCCCCTTGAATCTTCATCTCGTCGACGCGGCCCCGGTCGAGCTTCGGACCCTGCGGAGGGAAGAGAAGCGTCCCGAGCGTGACCCCGATCTGGAAGCCCGTAATAGCCGTTACTCCCATACCCGGGAGTCCTGCGACGGCGATCCCTGCGATCCCAAGCATTAGTTCAGCCACGGAGCCTCCAGAGTTCGGCCATACGTCGGAACCAGCGGTCGTCGAGATTGTGTTCGACGACCTTCCCGGCGGGGTTGTAGGCGTGAATAAGGCCGGGGTAGGTCCCCGAGGTTCCGTAGTCGATCTTAGAGACGAAGCCCGTATGCTGAGGGAGCCCGACGATCTTGAAGACCGCGATATCGCCCTGCTGAAGGACTTCTAGCCAGAAGTCCGCGTCCTTCGGATCGTCGGACAGGGCGACGATATCGGCCCACTTCAAGAGTTCCTGCCGGAGTTGAGAGCCGTCGGTCTCCCAGTCGTAGCCGGTCGGGTCATAGTCGGCCTCGATAAGCCCGAGTTCGACGGCGACCCCGATAAGGAGCCCGACACAGTCGACCCCGCCTTCCGGCCCCTTTGGGCCGCGTGCCTGATGGACGTACCGCGTCCCGATCCATGCTCTAGCGAGAGGGATGATCGTTTCGGCTATAGCTCTCATGCGGAGATGACCTTTAGGACCGTATCGGCTCCGGGGATGTAGGGTTCACCGCGAAAGTTGAGGACGTTCGAGAACTTATCGCGGCAGGTTTCGAGCCGCCGGTCGCACCCGGCGATAACCGTAAAGGCGTCCCCGATCTGGATGGCGAACGGCATGATTTCCGTTATGGTTAGTTGGCATGGGGTCGAAGTATTGTGGCTCCGGACCTCGACCGACTTCCCGATATTCGCTCCGGACGTCCACGTCAGGACCCCATAGGCGAAGTAGAAGGCCGCCTTCCCGATAACCCCGGCGGAGGACGTGGTAAAGACCGACCTCGAAGTCACCCCGTCGACCGTCTGGCCCGCGAACGTAAAGGGTCCGAGGGCAACGGTACACTCCGCGTCCCCGAGGAGCTTAACGCGGCAGAGAGGAGAGCAGACCTTCCCGACGTTCTGGGCCGCCCGCTGGAGAAGGGAGCGGACCTCGACCTCGAAGGCCCGCCGCCCGGCTTTGACTTCTCCGAGCCGACCCCGAACGAGTTCGACGAAGATGGTCGGGTCCTCATAGTTGATGGCGAGGACCCGAACGCTGGCGTCGTCGTAAAGCCCTCGAAGTAGGTCTTCGGTCGTGATCGCGGAGGAGTTGATCGTCCCCCAAGCCGTCAGATTGTCGATCCCGCGCCCGACCGACGTCGCGAGATTTGAGACCCCGGCCCCGGTATTCGCGAGGAGCGTCCAGACCGTAAACGGCGAGACCGGGTCGGTCCATACGAGGTCCGCAACATGGGAGGTAAAGCCGAAGCTGACCCCGTCCCGCCGCGTAACCAACCAAGCCAAGCAGAGAGTCGTAGTCTCTTGGGCGAAGTGAGCGAGGGTCGGAGCGTCGAGGGTCTTCATTCTCGGACCTCGACGACGGGAAGCGGAGCGTCTCCGACCGTCGGGCTCATGTACTCCATCGAAAGGCTGTCGGTGTCGAATCGGACCGGGACGTAGAACTCCCCGCTCCAGCCTACGGTATGCCCGAGCGGAGGAGGCGTCACGAACGTAGCGATCCCGGTCGCTAGGTCGACGGTAACCTGCCCGGGCTGAGTCTGTTCGGCCCCGTTCTTGTAGATTTTGAGGCCCGTCTTAGGCCGCGTGATCTTCCGCGTCTCCGTATAGCCGCCGCTGTCGTAGATTCGGACGAGTTGGAAGGTCGATACGGCCCCGGTCCCGTTCGCGAAATTGTGGCTCCCGGAGTGGTCGAGAACCTTCGTCGTCGGGTTCCACACCATGCCGACGTTGTAGTCGGCCCAGTCCTTGAAGAGGAACGAGTGACCTCGCCCCTTCCGAGCCCGGAAGAAGGCGATAGTCTCGTCTCGCGTTGTTAGGTCGTAGAGGAGCCGGGACAGGTCCCAGCGTCCACGCGCTGTCGCCCAATCAACGTTCCGCTGTTCGTAACCGGAACCCGTGGCTACTACAGTTGTCCGGAACTCCGGCCCCCCAACGACCCCTCGCGAGTAATCCTCCGGGAAGACCACGTTATGAAAAGACATTCTACCGACCCTCCCGCGCCCGAGCCCGAGCCGCCCGCCCGAATACCTGCGCGATACTCTGACCCTCCGACCGCCTGAAGCTGTGATAGCTAGGCGTCGAGAGGTTCACCGTGATATTTGTCGAGGAGCCTCCTACACGGCCCGATTCGTCGTTCCGCATGATTCGACCGGACCCGCCCGGAATGAAGACCTCCGGGCCGTTCTCCCCTACAATAGTGGGTTGTCTGCCGAAGACGTTCCCGCCCATCGCCTTCTTCGGCAGGGCTCCCGCGATTCCCGCCGCCGTCCCTGCTCCGAAAAGCTGTCCGACTCCCCACATGAGAGCCTTCATAAGCTGGATTTGAGCGAACTCGACGGCGATCTGGCGGGCGAGGTCGCGGAAGCCGTCCGTAACCGAGCGGAAGAAGTTCTTGAAGCCGTTCTCGAAGAGGTTGTCGAGGGAGCGACGGAAGATATCTTCGATCTTAGAGGCGACGTCTCGAATCATCGCGATTCGAGCCGCGAGTTCCGCGTGGTCCTTGATCGTGCCCATAATATCGTCGACCGCCTTCCGGACCCGAGCCGCGCCCTCCTCCACCGTCTTAGCCCCTGCCGCCATGCCCTTAAACTGTTCGGTTAGGTCGGCTCGAAGGACCTTCTCGGTCGCGCCGGAGAGCTTGAGCATCTCCTCGGTCAGCCGGTGGAGATACTCCTCGTACCGTTCATTCGCGACCTTCTGCTGGTCCGCGACCCATTCCTTCTGGCCTGTGCGGACCGCTTCCCAGAAGGCGGCCCACTTCTCCTGTGCGGCCTTCGCCCGGGTCGCTTGGTCGAGGAGTCGGGCCTGAAGAACGAAGAGGGCCTGAGCGAAGCCGGAGGCGTCCTTATAGCCGCCGTGAGTAACCTCCCAGCGGGCGGCCTCCTCCTTCGTGGTGAAGTGAAGCTGTTCCCGCTCCTTCTGAAAGCCCGCCGCCGCGTCTCCTACCGCTCGGTTGAGGTCGCGGTATGCGTCCTGCTTCGCCTTAATCGCCTCCGCCGCCTTCTTCTGAGCGTCGACTTCGAGTTCGTCCGCCTTCATCTTCTCCGCGTTTAGTTCGCGCTGAATCTGAGCGATCTGTTCGAGAACCCGCTTCTGTCGTTCGAGTTCGGGATTGGCATTGTCCTTCGCCGCCTTCTTCGCCTTCGATCCGGCTCCGCCGCCGAAAGGCGTACCGGGAGGCGTAGCCCCTGCGACGAACGGGTTCGGCTTGGACGGGGCTCCGGAGGCCGCGATCCGCTTCCGCTCCGCGTCGGCCAATGCGTCGTAGTTCCCCGCGAGATACCTCGCGGCCCCGGCCTCGGCCCGAAGAGCGTCGATTCTAGCCTGTGCCGCCGATAGAACCTTGTCCGAGAGGGCGGAGAGCCCCGGGACGAGAGCGTTCACGGCCGTTATCGCCCGGAACCCGTTGACGACAAACTGGGCAATGTCGGCAAGGATCGTGACCGCGATAGACCGCATACGGAGCAGGGAGGCCTTCATCGTGTTCGAGATGTCCGACCACCCCGCCCCGAACGCAATCCGCCAGCCCGCGAGGGAGGAGTTCAGCAGGTCGGTAACGAAGCGGAGCGTCACTTCGATAGCGTTCGCGAGGACCGCCCATTGATACTGAACAAAGCCGACGAAGAAGTCGATGATCGGCTGGGCCGCTCGAACGACCCCGGTCCATGCGTCGACGACGGTCTCGTAGATTTGGGTCATCGTGTCGCGGATGTTGCTGTAGAGGTCCCCGAACATGACCGCGATCCGCCGCAGGACCGGCAGGAAGATATCCTGAAGGCCGAGGAAGTTCGTCTTCCATGCGATAACGAGTCCGGCGACGAGGGCGACCGCGACCCCGACCGGGCCGGTCAGAGCCAAGAGAGCCGTTCGGATCAGCCCGAGAGCCCCGCCCGCGTTCGCTAGGACCGGAGCCAGCGGAGAGACGATCTTCCCGACCGCCGCGAAGCCAGTAGCCAAGCCGCCGATGAGACTACCTGCGGTCCCGAAGACGATCAGGAGCGGACCTATCGCCGCCGCGAACGCCGCGATCTGGACGACCACCTTCTTCGACTCCGGCGAGAGAGCCCGGAACTTCTCGACGAGGTCTCCGACCGCCTTAACCGCCCGCTGAACGTATGGGAGCAGAACTTCCCCGAACTCGGCGGCAAGGTCGGCAACATTGGCCTTTAGGATTCGGGACTGATTTGCGAGGCCGTCCGAGGTTTTCGCGAAGTCGCCTTGGGCCTTCCTCGTCTGTTCGAGGATGATCGCGTAGCGGGCTTGAACCTTCGCCGTCTCGGATAGAGTCCCACCCTCTTCCTTGAAACCCATCGCAAGGGCTCGGGCCGCGACCGCCGTCTCGGAGAGCAGGACGCCAAAGGCCCGCAGGGGCTCCGCCTCTCCGACGAGGCCGGACTTGAGCTTCGTCGCCGCCGTTTCGAGGTCGACGTTGTAGAAGCTGGCGAGGTCCGCCGAGAGCTTCGCGAGGACCACGCTCATACCCGCCGACTGAGCCTCGGTCTTTCCGCCCGCTTGCAGGATTAGGCCGAAGGAGGAGGCATAGTCGAGAGCCGCCTGTCTCGCGAGACCGAAGGACCCGGCAGACGTCTCCGCGAACTTCGATACGACGTGGGTCGAGTCAATGAAGACCGCTTGGGTCTTGGTTAGCGACTCCTGAAGGTCCGAAGCCGCCATAACCGCCTTCCGAGCCGCAAGCAGGATGGGAGCCGTGAGCCCGGCCGAGAGGGCGACCCCTGCGGTCTGCATCTTCTTCGACGTTTTCGTAACCTCGTCGCCAAACCTCTTCCACGTCGCCCGGGTCTTTTCGAGGTCCTTCCCGGCCCGGTCCGCAAATGAAGAGACGTTCTTCCCGGTCTTCTTAAGAGGCGTAGTGAGGTCGTCCTTGAGGTTGATTTCTGCGGAGACGCGGGCGACGGTGGACATTCTTCTTCGGCTCCTCCCCTACATTATGACGGCGATCCCTCGAAGAATGGACCGCCGGTCTAGGATTGCGAGGAAGTGGGTCGACTCCGCTTCTCCGCAGAACGCTGGAGGTCGGCCTGACCGTTGTTCTCCGCCGCCTCCGCAAGATGAGCGACCCGTTCCCAGTAGACGTGCTGTTCCGCGAGTTCCCACGGAGGAACCCCGAGGTACTTCGCCGCCCGGATTAGGGCGTACCACTCGGGTACGGAACCGAGCCATCCGCCGGTAGCGATGAATCGCCGGAGTTCGGTTCCGTCGTCGGGTTTGGGTGGCCGTCTTCCTGTACCTTGGTAATGATCTCGCCCATGATCTCGTAAGGAACCTCCCAGAGCGATTCGTTCGTAAGCGGAATGACCTCTCCAAACTCGTCGTTGGTTAGGTCCCACCCTGCGACAAGGGAGGTAAAGAGAGCGAGGAAGGCCTCGGTCGTCTTCTCCTCGTCGTTGAGGTCCTTTAGCTGGGCCTCAAACTTCGGCGTGAGATACTGCGGACGGTAGACGACCTTTACGGTCTCGGCCCCGAACTCGACGGCGACCGTCGTGAGGGGCTTCATTACTGACTTTAGACTGGGCATGGGTTCCTTCTTTTAGAGGGCTTCCGGCCCTCTCGTGAAAGAGAGCCGGAGCAGGGTCGAGGGGCCGATTAGTTGTAGTTGGCGACCCCGTTGTCGAGCGTGAGGACGAGGTTCGTATTCGTCGCGTCGTCCTGCACTCCGTCGAGTTCGTACTCGAAGGCGTACACGTTCTGATTCTCCGAGAACGGCCCGAAGTTCGAGATTTTTACCGGACAGTCGATCTGGAGCCGATGAGGGAAGGCCGAAGCCCCGATCAGCGGTCCCGTGGCGAGGATTCGGAGGAAGAGGATCGTATCGCTCCGAGCCTGTGTCAGGAACGACATAGCCGGGCTCTGGGCTTGGGCGAGTAGCGAGAACTTCACGTCAAGGTCAGTCCCCTCCGCGTAGTCGAACCACGACGTCTCCGCCCGGTCGAGGTTAAAGACCGGGTTCGCCTTGTTCCCGACCGAGAAGCCGGTAGCGAAGGCGTCCGAGAGCTTCGAGGACGCGAGACTCGCGAGAGTCGGCGTGAGGAAGAACTCGACGTGTCGCGGCAGGACGACCACCCCCGGATAGTCCGTGTAGCCGCCTCGCGTCGTCATCGCCATCGACACCACCGGAGTTCCGGAGATGGTTCTGGATTCTAGGAGAGGCTGGGGGAACCCGAGGAACGGTCCGCCAGCCGTGTTCGCGAATGTGATCGTGAACGGGCCTCCAGCCGAGCCGGAAACCGTGAGAGCGGTCGAAGACGCGATCCCCGCGAGAGCCCGGAGAGCCGTCTGAATATCCGTCGCCGCAAGAGACCCCGAGGCCGCGATATCTGAGGTCTCCTGCCCCTTCCAGCGGAGCCGGAAGTTCCCCGACCCGGACTGGGTAAGCGTCTGAACGGTCGCGGCCCCGGGGTTCATGGTGATCCCGTCCTCGACCGCCTTCGCGAAGATGCTCCCGCCTAGGTCGATCCCGTCCTGTCGGAGAGCGATATCGATAGCGTTAACAACCGCGCCCTTGATCCGGTGAGCCCGGGCGAACTGGTCGCCGTACTCGGCCTGATAGGTCGCGATTCCGTCGCGGATTCGGTTGTCGAGAGCGAAGACGTGCCGGTACGCGACCGACGCCTGAAGGGTAGCCGTATTCGGGCGGGCGATCAGGCCCTGAAGGAGCCAGCCCATCTCGTCGTAGGTCGGACTCCCCTCGAAGGGGCCGTCCGAAGCCTCCTTGATAAGGACATGATGATTCGTGAGCTTCTCGCCCGCCGGACGGTGGGAAAGGAACTCGGGATTTGGCTGAGGCTGAATCCGGGTGTGCCGAAGTCGTACCGCCGCCGTCGCGCCCGCGCCAACCGCTCGAACTCCGGCGGTAGTCGTAGCGACCGCGCCCGCAGGAGACGTACCACCCGTAAAGGCCGCAGTCGTAACCGTAATAAGAGGCAGAGGCTCCGCCGCGAGGTTCTTCGCGAACGTCAGGACCACCGGAGTACCCGGCAGGGCTCCGCCGGAGCCGACGATGTTCCCGGCCCCGATGGACGAGATAGCTTCGAGAGCGGACTGAACCGCCGCCGCCGCCGCGTTGTAGGCGATGTTCGCCGTCTCAATCCCTTGGAAGGTGAGGCGGAAGGTTCCACCCGTGGGCGTCCCCGTAACCGTGAGAGTCTGGACGGCATTTGTGCCGACCTCGCGCCCGATGATGATCTGCTGTCGTACCTGTTCTCGTAGTGGCATCCGTCTTCCTCCGTAGTAGGCGTAGTAGATTATGACCCGAGCCGCGTCGACTTCTACCTCTGGCCCGCTCAAAGCCGCCTGAAAAGTAGCCGCGAAACGGCCCGAGCGAACCTGCTCAATAGTCCAAGACGACCCGAAGAGGTCGTTTGTATCTCCGAGCGTGTAGGTCGCGAAAGAGTTGGTAATCGCCAGAGCCTTCGTCGAGCCCTTCGCGACCCCGTCGAGCCCGAGCCCGACGTTGACCGTTCCTCCGGTTCCGACGGTCCCGCCGACCGAAGTCGTATTGTCGCCAATACCGACGTCGTTGAAGAGGGTCGTAACCGTCCCCTCTCCCCAGTTGTGCGGAGTCGACCCGCTTCGGTGGCCGTATCGCATCTCGGTCCCGGCGTCCTCGACCCCTGCGACGTAGAGGCGGAAGTCCCCGATCCGAGCCTCCGCCGGGTCGGTCCCGCCGTTGCAGACGACCCACGTCCGCCAGTATCGGTAGGGATTAGCCGTGATGAAGCTTGCCTCGTCCTTCTCCGCGATCCATTGGAAGAAGCCCGTCGTCGGGTCGGCGGACAATGGTGCGCCGGTATAGGCGTTGACCCAAGTCGTCCCATCGTTCGAGGCTTCGATGATGAACTCGTTCGCTCCGGGGCCGTTGACCCAACCGACCCGCTTCCGAGCCCGCGTCACGGTCTTAGCAGAGCCAAGGTCGTAGAACGCGGTAACAATAACCTGCGAAGCCGGGGCTCCCCCGGTAACTCTCGCGACGAACTCGACCTCGAAGCCGACTGGCGCGTCCTGCGGAGACATGTCCAAGCGACCGGTCATGGCTTCGAGGAAGAGAGGCGTCCCCGTATGGTCGGTCGAGCGGGCTCCATAGCCGTTCACGTCCCAGCCTAGGGCGAGGGAATCGTCCTGCCATTTCGAGTCGACGTCGACGGCGAGGGTCGGGGTTAGCGTCTTCTGCGGCATTAGGAAAAGCCCGCCTCCCGGAGCTTGGCGACGACGAAGTCGCGGGCGAAAAGTTGGACCTCGTCCGCCGCCGGTCGCAGGTAGGGCCGGTCGACCATGCCGAGGATCGTCCCCATCTCGACGTAGAGGCCGTATTCGACGGCGAAAAGGACCTGTGCTTGACCGAGCCGGACCGGGCCGGGAGGGGCCTGACCGAAGACGACGTCTTCGTTCTTCGCCCTAGCCGACGACATAGCCGCCGCTTCGTCCGGAGCCCCTGCCGGAAGCTCTCCCGTGAACGTCCGCACGTAGCCGGAGTTGACGAGGGCTCCGGTCGGTTCGTCGACGGTCCCCATCTTGTCGGCTGTGACCTGCACATTCGGACGGGTGTAGACCTGCCGTTCGAGGTAAACCATCGACCGCTGCAGGACCTCGCCCGCGATCTCGCGGGCCGCCGCGTCGACGATCTCGCGGGCCGCCTTCTTCGCGAGGGCCGGGAGTTCGTTCTTTTCGACCGTAACAGCCGTCCGCATTGCCACGCTTAGGCCGCCTCGACGTGGAATCGATAGATTCCCCCGTCCCGCTTGTAGACGAGCCCGTCCGGGCCGCGCTCAGGGACGCGGACGGCCCCTACCCGCTCGGAGGAGTAGATGGTCCCGCCCGCCGCCGTAATCGGAGGGGTGTAGTTCTGGAAGGCGTCTTCGATCTGCCCGAGGACGGTCAGGAGGGCGACTGTCGTATTGCCCGTAGGTAGAAGAGCCCCGAATGAGTTCCCACGATGAAAGACCCCGATCTCGTAGTCGGCCCACGATAGGAGCCTCGGACCCGGCCCGATAGCGTGGTTGTCGTTGGTCGCGACGAGACGGAAGTAGAGGATCGGTGTCGGTGTCGGGGAAAAGTTGTTAACGTCCGCCGCCGGGACGTCGAAGGGAGCGATCTGGGCCTCCCAGTCGTACGTCGTCGCCCAACCTCGCAAGAACCCCCAAATGTATCGTTCGACTACCGCGAGTTCCTTCATATTATCGACACCACCATTCGGGTAGAGCCTTCGCTCCGGACGACGGTCGCGCCGAACTCGACGAGGTCGCCGGTCGCGTCGTTGAAGACGTCGAGGACGACGAACTCGGTCGCGACCGCGCCATTTAGGGCGGATAGGTCGGACTTCCCCGGGACGTAGGCCGAGTCGAGGACGATCCAGACCCGCGTATTCGCGTGGAGCCGTTCGACCTCTTGCGGAGCCGACGGGTTGATCTCCGCGCCGAGGTTGATCGGGTTCGAGGAGTGGTCGGTCCGGGAGCCGGAGTAGGAAGCCGGGAGCCAGTAGAGGCGGTAGGCCTCCTTGTTCGTGAGCCGGACGTCCTGCGAGGCCCCGTCCGCGCCGAGGGCTTCGAGGCGACCGAAGGCGACGATCCCGTCGAGCGTAAGTTCGTCGACGACGTGGGCGGCCCCGGGAGCGTACCGTTCCGGCCCGTAGTCGGTCGCCGCCGAGCCGTCCGTGACGACGTCGGGGCCTACGCTAGGGCGGAATATCGGGACCATGAAGCCCCGAGCCGCCGTCCGAGCGTTCCCCATCGCCTTCGGATGCTGGATCGTCTTTACTCCAAGAGGGAGAATCATGGTCTAAGTCCCCTCACTCCGGTCGAGGGCTCCGCCGGGTGAGACAGATTCCCGAGGTAGCCCATTCGCCGTCGCGTTCCGCCGAGGGCGATGGCGTCGGGAGACTCGCGAAGGTCCTTCGCGAGGGCCTTCCAAGTCGCGATCCGCTCCGACCATTTCGTCTTGGTTCCGCCGGGCGTCGTCGTCTCGTCCGGATACTGAGCGAACCGGGTCGCGAGGCCCATCGCAAGCTGGGCGACCCCTTCGTTAAAGGGTAGAGAGCCGACGAAGGCCGCGATCTCCTCGTCGGTGAGCAGGAAGACGCTACCGTCGACCCCGGTATCTCCGAGCAGCAGCCGGGCCTTGTCGTTCGGAGTCGAAGGGTTCGAGGAGTTGTAAGTCGATGCCATATCAGATTATAGGACGACGGACCCCGCCGACTTGCACCGGAGAGGCCCGTTGTTTGCCTGTATGGGCGAGAGTTAGGCTAGGCCTCGTCGTCGTCGATCTCCGCGACTTCCCAAGCCGTGAAGACTTCGCCAATCGCCGCTTCGAGAGCGTCGACCGCGTCCGCCTTGGAGGGCTTCGCCTTGGCAGGAGGCGTACCGCCGAGTCCTTCGATTCGGGCGATGATCTCCTTGACGGTCAGGCCCTCGACCTTATCGCGGTCGAACGGAATCGGGATGACCCCGGCCTTTACGTCCGCGACCCATGCGAGTTCATCTTCGGATAGCTCGAAGTCACAGACGAGACCGACCGCGATTCGGGCCGCCGCCTTCTCCGGCTCCGGAGTTGTCTCCGGGGTCGTTGCTACGGGAGTAACGGTCTCGTTCACCCAAATAGTTCGCGAGATAGCCGCCTGAAGGAGGAGGCGGTCGACGTTCTCCGTCCCGATCTGCTCCCGAGTGACGGTCTCGCCCTTACGAGCGCATCCTCCGACGAATCCGAGGCCGTCGACTTCTACGATAAAAGTGTCATTCATGAATATTGGGTCCCCACTAGGTTTGGAGGCGGGGAGTCCTGCGAGGGCTCCCCGCCTCGGGTCGAGGGCTTAGACCGTCATATTGACGATATCGCCCGGGAAGAAGAGGGCCGGGCCGCCGTTGTGTCCGTCGTGGAGTTCGATCCGGCGAGGCGGTCGACCGGCGTCGACTTCTGCCGAGTCCCAGACTCGGGTATACGCTCCGGGCTCCATGTTCGGGTTCGTAGCGTTCCGGACCATCTGGTATTCCATGATCGTACCGTTCGGACGGTGGCCGACCACGATTACCCGATTGTTCGGGATGAGAGGCGTCCACGTTCCGGCGTCCGTGAAGTAGCCGTCGTTATGGATACGGACCTGCGGCAGACCTTCCCCGAGCATAACCCGGTTGATCTCGTCTACCGTAAGAACGCTATTGAGCCCCGACGTCCGACGACCTGCGAGGTCGTTGGTGTTGAGGTTCGCGACCATATCGTTCGCGGTCCGACGGTTCATAAAGGCCTTAGCCTCCGAACCGAACGAAGCCGAACGGCCCTCCTCGAAGAGTTGGACGTCGCGGAAGTTCTGAAGCGGAGTCGCGGTCGCTCGGGTCGCCCAAGTGACTCCCGCCGTGTACCGGGTAACCGGGAAGGCGTCCGCGTGGACGATCCCCTGAAGACCGGAGACGGCGAAGCTACCCTGAAGGACGGTCCAACCGATCTGTCGAATCCGGTCGATTCGACGTCCGAGTAGCTGATCCTGCCGCTCCACCACAATGTCGGAAAGGTCGATGGGCGTAGCCCACGAACCCATCTGTCGCCGAATTGTCAGTTCCTCTTCGGTGATAGCGGAGAACTCTCCGTAGACTCCGGGAGTCATCTGGAACCGCTTCTCGCCGACCGCGTTAACGCGGGCGGGCTGGCCGTCGAGACCGCGAAGTCCCTGAAGGCCGGTGAAGTTGTCCTTCTGCTCCCACATGACGATGAAGTTTTCCGTATTTCGGATCGGCATGATCTCGAAGATAGGATCGGTCATCGTGAGAAGAGGGGCCTTGACCTGTTCGATGTCTCGAAGGTCTGCCGCTGTTGGATAGACGAAGTTGCTCATTGTTTTCGCTCCTCCCTTTTCGGTCTGCTCCTTAGAGGAGGCCGAGGCGGTAGATACCCTCCGAGTCGGTGTAGGCCCCGGACAAGAAGCGTCCGAAGCGGCTGAGTTGAGGCCCGTTCGCGGCCGTGATCCCCGCAAGGTCGCCCATGCGGAAGATGCCTTCGACGAAGTACGGGGCGTCCGCCAAAGTCGCGGATTGATCGTTACCCGTCGAGTCCCCGGACGAGAACGTCACGCGGCCTTCGACGTCCGTCGTAATGTCGAGAAGAGCGAATCCGCGAAGGACGTGAGAGCCGTCCGAAGCCGTCCAAGCCGTGTTCTCGGTCTGCGGACCCTTCGGCGTTACACCGGTCGTCGGCATGGCGTCGACGTCGGTCTGAGCGATCCCGGTCGTAACCGCGACATCCCGAACCATAGCCCCGTTGACGTAGTACCGAATACCGGTCGCGCCCGCTGGCGTATTTCCTGCGGAGATAGCCGCGAACCGAATACGGTTGATGGGGGCATTCGCGACGACGACCGCGACGGGAAGACTCGGAAGAGTCTCGCCGTTACCGGTAATCCATGCCATTTGAGCGAGGTACAGGCCGACCGCGTTCGTTCCGCCGGCCTCCGCCGTAACCGCCGGACCCGTCGTCGGGTTGGCGAGTAGGGCTCCGTTCCACGCCTTCAGCGCACCAGCCGCGATACCGACCGTGGTCGAAGCGACCGAACCCGTCGGAAGCGTCCCACCTGTGAACAGGTTGTCCGCCGTCTCGAAGACGACCAAGGGCTGAGGACCCAACGCGAGAGTTCCCGCGAACGTCAGAATAACCGCCGTTCCCGGCAGGGCTCCGCCGGAGCCGACGATGTTCCCGGCCCCGACCGAAACAATCGCTTCGAGAGCCGCCTGAACGGTAGCCGCCGCCGCGTTGTAGGCGATAGCCGCCGTCTTGATTCCACGGAAAGAGAGCCGGAAGGTTCCGCCGGTCGGCGTACCCGTAACGGTAAGCGTCTGGACGGCGGAGACCCCGGTCGTAGTTAAGCCGAGAGGCGAACCCTTAAGAAACGTCGAGGATGCCTGAAAGCGTCGAGCAAGCGTGAATGCCCGATCCGCCAGAATGAGCGGAGTGAGCTTCGCGAGGTTGTAGTAGGTTTGTTCGTTGAGTGGCATTTTCGTTTACTCCGTCTTATGGATGACCGGGGTCGACGAAGCCGGAACCCGCAAGGGCTCCGACCGCGTTCGTCCTAGTTCTTCGCGTTGGCCTCCAGAGCCTTGCGCCCGAGGGCCGAGAGGGCGAGAAGGTTGTTTTTCTTATCGCCCTCCATCGTGGAACGCGCATTGTTTCCGAAGAGCAGGACCGCCTCGTCGGTGAAGGATTCGCCTACTAGGGAATGAGTCGGAGCCGCCGCGAAGTAGGCCCGAAGACCCTCTACCGATTTACCCTCGACCACTCCCTTGGTCGCCGAGAAGACCGAGCCGGTTCCCGCGTCCATCTTGACCGCCTGAGCGAACATAAGGGCGATGGAATCGCGCTGGGCCGGGACCGCCTTCTTCCCGAGGATCATCGCGTCCGCGAACGCGAAGCTTTTGGTCTTCACGATCTCGGATTCGAGGGCTTGAAGGCGGGCGTCGTTCTCCTGCGAGAACGCGGCAGGGGCCGTAGGCTCTGCGACAGGGACCGCCGGAGCGGGAGTCGCGTCGGCTACAGGGGTCGCAGGGCTCGGAGCCGGAGGAGTTCCCTCGCCGGGAAGCGTTACTTCCGCGTCGAGGTCGTCAACCGTGTCGAGCCCGAAGAGATGCTTGATCGCGTCTTTTAGTTTCATGGGCTTTTTTTCCTCGGGCTTGAGGCCCTTCGAGATTGGAGACGGGAGAGAAGACGAAAAGGCTGACATTATCGCCGCGTCCGCGATTCTAGGCCGCAGGACGAGGCCGTTCCCGACGATGTTCTTCGCTCGGTCGAAGGCGAGGGAGACCTTGATCTTCTCGTCCCCGATGGCTTCGTCGAGCCAAGCCGGTAGATGGACCTCTCCGAAGAGTTCCGCGCCCTTGCGCCAGACCTTCTCCAACCGCCCGAGATGACCGTCGAGGATCGTCGAAGCGTGTTCGAGGTCGTTGTCGACCGGAGCGAACGTCGAGACCGCTCGGTCGAGGTCCGCCTCGTCGAAGCTGACGTCCTTGTCGGGAAAGTCGCCGCTCTCGAAGACCTTTCCGCGCCGGATGACGGTCCCGTCACTGGCCTTCTCCTTGAAGGCCGAGAAGAGCCGCTCGGTCGAGAAGACAGCGACGTACTTCGTCTCGGCCTTTACCTCGACCGGGTCTCCTAGCTTGACTTTCGAGTCGTCGTCGATCTGATACGGGGCTCGGAATAGCTTCCCGCCCTTGTTGTAGACGAAGTCGTCCTCGTACACGCTCTCAATCCAGCAGGAGGGAGTCGTCGACGACCGCGTAGGAGGCTGAAGAGCCTCGTAAAGCAGGTTCCGGATTTGTTCGAATGATAGCTTCATCAGCCAGTTTCCACTTTCGCGTCGAAGAGTACCTGAATGAAGAGACGACGATGATCGACGTTTCGTGTCTTCGATGATCGACGTTTCGTGTCTTCGATGATCGACGTTTCGTGTCTTCGATGATCGTTCGATCCGTTCGATTATGACGTCGACGAGACCCGGACGACGACGTTCTCGCGCCGGTATTCGGCCCACCACGGAAAGACCGAGAGCATGGGCCAAGTGTAGGCCCGGTCGAAGGAGAGGGGCTCCGGCGTGACGACGACGAGCCTTAGCCCGCCGACCGTCTTCCCGTCCGCCTCGGCGGAGAAGTGGGCCGTCCAGCCTAGTTCTCCCGCGTTCCGCTCGGCCCGTTCGACGACGTAGGAGAACTTGGCGATGTTGACGGACACCCTTTGTAGGATCGCTCGGTTCCTCGACTCTCGAAGAGTCGCCTCAACCTGCTCAAGAATCGTCAAACCGTCAACATCTCCTCATCCGGATCAATCGGATCGTAGGCGAGACCGAGGTCTCCGCGTAGGTTCTCGCGATGGTCGGCAAGGCCGAAGAGGATCGCGAGAGGGATTCCCTCGCGGAAGGCGTCACAGGTCGCGGCCCCTGCGATCTTCCTCGAACAGTTCGCGCATAGGGAGACCGCGAGGTCGTCGACCGATTCGATTAGGCCGGAGTCGTGAACGGTTCCGCCGACCTTGATCGGTTCCGGCGGATAGTAGGGCTCGGGCTCTTTCCTGCGGGCGAAGACCTCCGCGACCGAGTAGAGGATCGTCATTCCCTTCGGGATCGTGTAGCCCTCCGGGATCGCCTCAACTTCGAGGATGACGATCCCGTGTTCATTTCTAACCTTCTTGACGATGAAGAGTATGTCGTTCCCGAGGATGAGTTCGACCTCCGAGCCGTGGTTTCCGTTAGCGGCTCGGCGGCCCGGGGGAATGAACCGCCGCTCTCCCTTGCGAAGCGTAATCCGAAGCTGAACGGTTCCATCCCAAACGTCCGGATGCATCGCCGTAGACTGGAATGCCGAGTCCCCGATAACAACCCCGACGTGCTTGTCGGTAAAGGTGTGCCATTGGGCTTCCGTCGAGGTTCCCGAGAGCTTCCGGGAGATGAGGATATCGCCGTCGATACCTCGCGTATTCGCCGCGATAGCGTCTTCGAGGGCTTCGATGAGTTTCTTCTTGTCGGGAGGGATCGGCGTACCTGTCTTTCGGTGCGCCCGCTGGGGCCGGTTGAAGATTTCGTCGTAGGAACCGCTGCTGTACGATTTCGCCGCCGCCTTCGCGTCCTCCGACATTCGGAGGAAGGCTTGATCGGACCCCGACCGCGAGAGCCAATCGTCGTATTCGCTGGTCGACCGGCCCGAGAAGGCCCAGTTCGCCTCCTTCGACTTCACAATCTTGTCGAAGGCGGTCTTCGTTAGGGGCTTCTTCCCCTTCGCGCGGAGGGCGGCCCGAGCCTTCGATATCTTCGCCGCTTCGATAGCGTCCTTCGCGAACTTCGCCTCCTTGTCGGCTAGGAGGGACCGTCGAGCGATCATCATCTTCGCCATACGCTCCTTCGTCGCCGCCGAGAGCCCGGGCGAGGTCTGCTCGAAGTAGGTGACCCACTTCGTTTCGGTCGTCGCGATCCCGTCGAGGGTCTGGAGGAGCTTCTTGGTCTGCTTTTCGAGTTCCCCGACCGCGTTCTCGACCGAGGGATAGCCGAGCCGGTTGAGGATCGGCTTGAACTGTCCGGTATGGCCCTTCGACGACGTCGAGCCGAGCGAAAAGAACTCCTCGAACTGGAGCAGGAGCGAATCCGGCTTGTCGCCTCCCTGAGTCCGGAAGATGAACGTCCCGCCGTTGTCGATCCGGTAGACCTTCCCGCCCGCGAGCATCATGTTATCGGCAGAGAGGCCGACGACGTCCCAGTTCGCGAGGAAGGCGTCGAGGACGTAGCCGTCGAAGGCATCCTGAAGGACCGCGATATCTGCCTGACCGACCCCGCCGAGGGCTTGGAGCGTCCTCCCGTCCTTGAGGATCGTCGTCGCGAATGCCTTCTTCGCGCCGTTGTCGAAGACGACCGAGTCCGGGACCGCGATTCCGTTCGCCCGGTAGAGGGCGTTGGCGATGTTCTCGACGATTCCCCGCTCCTCGTTGTCGTAGAACTTGACGTAGCGGGAGACCCCGTCCCGCCCGAGATAGGTTCCGCCCGGGTTCGAGCCTCCCTGAGTCCCGGTCTGGTGGAAGAGGAAGTTCTCCGAGTCGGAGTAGGCCGGGAGCGTCTTCTTCGTCCCGATGATCTTCTCCGCGTCCGCGAGGAACTGTTTTTCGATCTTCTGCGGCAGGGAGCCGAGCCGGTATTCCCCGCGCCGGTAAAGGATGATCGCCTCTTCGAGAGCGTCTTCGATCTGCCAGTTCTCGAAGGCCCGAACCGAGAATAGGTCGTATCGGTTCTCCCCCCATTCCCGGAGCAGGTCCCCCGAGCCCTTCGTCGAGACGTCGAACTTCGTCCGTAGGAGTCCGGCCTCGACGTTCTCGACCGGGTCGAGAGAGACCCGGGCGACGGTCGACTTCAGCCTGAGGACGTCGGTCGGAGTCGTTCCGGTCAACGAGGATTGAGAGAGGGCCGTCAAGACGTCGACCGCGTCGATATCGATGATTTCGGTCGCGATTATAAGTTCACCGTTAGCCGTAACCGTTCCGCCCGAGCCTCTGGCGACCCAGACCTCTTTCGGGACGACCCCGGTTGCCTCTATTCGAGCCTTCGTCCATTCGAGAGCCCGCAGGACCTCCTCGTCGTCGCCGGTAATAACCTTGACAGTCTTGACTCCCAAGGCTTCGAGGGCTTCCTTCGCGTCGTCGAGCGGGGTCCGGGCCGCCGAGATAGCGTCCCCGTCGAAGAGCCGGACCGAGGCCCGGGTCTGACCTAGGAGGGCCTTCGCCTGAAGGCGGGCGACCGATTCGCCGTTGTGGATGTAGAGCTTCTCTCCCGAGCGGAAGACGACCGGTAGGTCGGGGCCGTCCCCGAGAGCCCGGATCATCTCCTCGACCTTGTCGGCAGGGGCCGAAGGGAGCGTCGAGACGAGGTCCTTGAGTTCGACTTCCTCTATCGTCGAGTCGAGGCCATCGAGCTTCTTGACGAGCTTCTTGTAGGGCGGAGGCTTCGTCGACGGAAACGTAATCTTCCGGTGGCCGGACGGGTAAAGCTGTTGGTTCGACCATGCTTCGAGAGCCTTGTCGACCGGGTCGTTCGCCTTAGCTTCTGCCGCCTTGAGCAGGTCCGCTAGGTTCGTCGCCGGGAGGGGCTCGAAGGTTGAGATTTTAAGGTAGCCCTGCTGAGAAGGAAGCGTTCCCGAGGCCGACTTCGCGACGAGGTCTCCGAGCCGCCTCGGAGCAGGAGACCGGCCCCAGTCGGGGTGGTCATTCCAGCGGACGTTATCCTTCAGCGTCATCTTCCCGTCCCGGTAGAGAGCCGCCTTCCCCTTCCCGAGGATTCGGTTCTGTTCGCCCTCCGAGAGCGACTGGAAGTAGTCCTCCCCTAGCTGAGGCTGAGGGCCGCCGAAGTCGGTCTTCGGTAGCGGGAGCATGGAGCAACGACAGGCGGGATGAGACGAGAGGGTCGTCGACGTCGGGAAGATTTCGCCGTCGAGGGCGAGACACATCGCGCACGTCGCCGGAGTCTTCGCCGCCATCCATCGCCAGCCCCGGAGGACGTCCGCGTTCCGGGCGTAGACCTGCGAGTTCGCGATCCGGTAGTTCCGGATCATCTCGGTCCGAGCGATTAGGACCGCCCGCAGCTTCGCGAGGTTGTCGATCTCGTTCGTCATCGCCCGCCCGAGCTTCCTCGGGTTCCAGCCCTCCGCGACGGCCTGAGCGAAGAGCCCCCGAGCCGCGACCGTAGCGGTCGGCCCGATCTCGTCGAAGAGCGTCTTGAGAGGCGACCCCGATGCGAGGAGAGCCGAAGCCGACTCGAACGCGCCAGCGTGGAGCCCTGCCACGTCCCCGATCACTTGAGCTTCTGCGAGGCGTAGGGCATGGACGGCCCCGAGTTGGTAGGCGTCCGCCCGGCCCGTCGACGCGAACTCTAAGGCGTCCTTCGAGAACTCGTCGAGGTGGCCCCGAATCTCGCGGAGGATGTTTTCGAGACGGGCCTCTTGGTAGTACCAAGCCAAGGACGGTTCGAGCCCTGCCGCCGCTTCGATCTTCGCCTGAAAGAGCCGGATCGACTTTTCGACCCGGACCTCCGCCGTCTCGTAGGCCCGGACAATCCGCTTGACGGCGTCGTACTCCCGGGCGAGGAGCGCGGCCCTCTGCTTGTCGACGACGTCGTAGATCGTCCCCTTTGGATTCATTCCCACTCCGGCAGGTCGACGGTTTGGCCCGCGAGGGCGTGAGTACAGTCCGAGAGGAACTCTATTCGACCGTCCCTGACGAAGGAGTGACAGACCCCGGGCGTTCCCTCGCAGGGGAAAGGGCCGTCGTACTTCGAGAACGAGAGCCGGTCCGGGCCGTACATGGTCGCCTTAACGAGAATAGACGGCGAGACGGTCGGGGCTTCGAGCGAACCGTTCCACGTAAAGCCGCGAGAGCCGTCGAACGCAATCCCGTGAGGGTCGTCGCACCCGGGACAGCAGAAGAGCAAGAAGAGCAGGGTTCCGTCGGTCGCAAGGGTCGCCTTCATTTCTTCACGCTCTCGCGGAGAATCTTAGGGACCGCGTTCCGCCAGCTTACACGGTGATGCCAGCGAGGGAAGTTCGAGGGAAGTCGGAAGACCTTCACGCAGGAGGGAGCGTAGAGGACCGAGTAGAAGCTCTTGACGTAGGTCCCGGACTCCCGGTACATCTCGCTCATGCCGCCCTCGTTCGTCTGGGTCTGTAACTGGGTCATCCGGACGTGATTGATCTGGAAGAAAAGCTCCCCGAACGAGCCCTTCCGAACGTAGGTGTTTACGTCCTCGTTGAGACGACCGACGAAGCCGATAGGCCGGTCGACGTCGCAAATGAACGTGTTCATCGCCTTCCGCTTCCCGTTTATTCCGAGGTTGATCGACTTGATGTTCCCCGAGTTCTGACCGCCCATGAAATCGCCCGCTTGCGCCATCGCGACGGTTAGGCTCCCGGTCGCAAGCATGAAGTCGAGCAGGAGGGCGAAGATTCGGTCTAGGCTCCGAATCCGAGGGTGGGCGTAGGTCCGGTCGGAGGCGAAGACCCATCGCCAGTCGACGTAGTCGTCGTCGAGTTGAATGAAGTGAGTCCAGCCGAGCCCCTTCGCGATCTCGAACGAAGCGTTCCGGGCGTAGATGATCGCCCGCCGGTCCCCGAAGTTGTCGCCCTCGTCGAAGCCCTCCGAGACGGCGGCCTTGTCGAAGACGATCACGTTCTCGGCTCCGAAGAGTTCGCGGTAGCGGTCGACCTGCGAGTCCTCGTTGTCGACGACGAACCGGATCGGCCCCGTGTAGCCGAAGGCCCGAAGCGTCTTGAACGTGATGACGTTGTCGGCTCGGCCGTGGGTTAGGATCAGGGCTCCGAAGACGATCTTTTTAGGCTTCTTCGCCATCTTCCTGCTCCTCGTCGTAGGCGTCGGCCATCGCCTTCGTCAGCGTAACGAAGCCGTTCTCGACCGCCGACTCGAAGTCGATGATGACGAGAGCCGAGGCCTCCATGAGCCGCTGGACCGGAGCCGAAGCGTGGGCATAGTATTCCGCGATCTGTTCGTAGTCGAAGACGACGTGACGGCCCGCCGCCAGCCGAAGGAAGGTCTTTAGCTCCTCGTCGGCGTCCGAGGCTTCGATCTCCTCGACGAGGGCGACCGCCTTGGTAACGTCGGCAAGCTCCGCGACGTCGGGCCGGTCGCCTCGGGGTTCGTAGATCGGAGCGACGACCTGCCGGGCGTAGTTCGGGTCGACCGCTTCTCCGCCGCCGCCGCCTTCCCCGTTTAACTCCGCGACCATCTCGTCGAAGTCTTCTTGGGTGAAGCCGGTCCCGGCGAATCCGGAGCCTTCCGCGAGTTCGCCTAGGAGTTCCGTGAGCGTCTTCTCGTCCCGCGTCCCGAACTCCGCGAGGCGGTTGTCCTTGACGAGGATTCGGAGGGCGGTCTCGTCGTCGACGTCGACGAAGGTGACCGGGACACGGTCGAGCCCTGCCGCAGTCGCGGCCCGGTAGCGGTGGTTCCCTGCGAGAATGTAGCCGGTCGACTTCTGAACGAGGATCGTTCCGTAGAAGCCGTCCTCTTCAATCGACTCGACGATCCGCGAGAGTTCGTTCCGATTAGGGTTCCGAGGGTGTTCGGATATGGTCTTGACCGCGACGACCTTCGTCGCCTCGTTGATGATTTTGGGTTCCTTCATAGCTCCTCATTTTAGGCCTACATCGTCGGGAGTCGTGGTAGGCGTCTCGTTCGCGGGAGTCGTGGTTCCCGCGCCCGGATTCATAAGTTTAAGCCGCTCGGTCTGGTCGAGCGTTCGAGCGTCCGCGTCCTCCTGTATATCCGAAAGGAAACTGTCGAGGTCCCGCTCCGGAAGGCCGATCATCGCGTCGGTCTCCTCGACCTGCGAGGAGTGGAGGTACTTCGCCGTCCAGAGCTTCCCGACCGCGTCGGCGGCCTTCGCGAAGTCCTGCTTCGGCATGGACCTAAGCGTAACGTCCGGAGCGTAGGCGTCCGCGATCTCCGGCCCAAGGTTGATCTTGACGAGGTTGTAGATCACGTCCTTCGAGAACGCGGCTCCGACGACCTCGCAGAGACCCGCGACGAAGACGTCGGTAACGTCCGCCGCCGACTCCGAGTCCGCCTTCGAGGAGTTCCGGGCTTCGAGGAGCGTTCGCGCCGTCTTGAGAATCGCCATCGCGATCTGGCGGTCGAAGAGGTCGACCGCCGCCGAGAATGCTTCGCCTTGACCCTGCGACTGGACCAACTGTATCTGGGCTCCGCCCTTAAGGACCGCGACCGTACCGGTCTGGAACCCGAGCAGGGTCGAGAGCATATCCTCCTCGGCGGAGATGGTCGCGATAGAGCCGTCGTCGTTCCGGAGGAAGTTCCCATTCTCGTCGACATTCTCGACGTCCTCCGCGCCCTCCGGCGTGAAGCCGACGATAGAAGGCGAGGCGAACTGAACGAGGAACTTGAGGTAGGCGGGCCAGACCTGAGTCTTGACGTAATATGCGCTCCACGCGGGCCGCAGGAACGAGACTCCGCGAGGGTCGGAATTCTTCGTCTGAAGGGCGAGGAGGAGGAACTTCTCCCGAGGGATGACCTGCGACGGGTCGGGCTTCGAGGAGCCGGTATAGACCCCTGCGGCCTGAAAGCCGGACTCGGTGCAGACCGCGCCAAGGACGTTGAAGTAGCGGTCGACGACGAGGCCGTAGTTCGAGCGAGACCGCGTCTTGAGGTCCTTAAGGCGCAGGATCGGGATTCCGTCCTCGACCGCGTCTTCGAGGACAATCTCGACGAGGGAGGAGCCGTAGGCGATGGCGTCGAGGGCTTCCCAGAGGATCGCCTGAGGGCTTCGCCTCATCTTTCGGAGTTGGTCCTCGACGAACTTAGCGACCCGGGTCGAGACCTCGTAGTCGGCGGCCTTCTTGTCCTGGACACGGGCTACGACGCGGAGGGGCTCGGAGAGGATGAGCGACTTGAGGATATCAACCGAGGCCGCGACCGCAGGGTCTCGAAGCATCTCGTCGTAGGCCCGGTCCGAGAACTCCTTGTTTAGGTCGTCCTGAAACCTCGACAGGACCTGAATCGCGTTCGCGAGGAGAGGCGAGAGCGTTCGGTTGTATCCGCCCGAGAGGTATTCCCTCTTGCGGTCGCCGGGACGAAGGCTTGTAAGATTGTTGAGGTCCATCGTGTCTTCTGCCATTATGCTGGTTCTCAGAGGACCAGACGTAGAAAGAAGCCCGGGAGAACCCTCCGAGGCTTCTTACAGCAGGAGAAGGCCCGAAAAGGGCCTATTCCGTCAGGAACGGTCGAGCGTGATGACGACGTTCTTCCCGCCGGGGAACTTCGCCGTCCCTTCGAGCCGGTCGTCGACGAGGCGGAGGAGGCCGGTAAAGGACCCGAGGCCGTCGAGCGTCCCCGAGATAACCCCGGTCGAGACGTTCGCGGTCCCGGACCCGGTGAACGGGCCGGAGCCGAAGGTCTCCCCCGAGATGGCAAGGGAGCCGCCGCGACTGATCCGGACGTCGAGGTCGCCCGAGATATCGCCGGTGAAGGAACCGACCCAATGGCCGGAGATGTTCGGGCCGGTCGAGGTCGAGCCGCCGCCGCATCCTGCGAGGGCGAGAGAGACGAGAAGGACGAGGAGTAGCGTGGTCTTCATGTTAACGATAACTCTACTCTGTTTCCGTAAAGGGGCCGTAGTCCCCGTAAAGGTGTTTCAGAAAGACTCTCTCCGAGGCTCCCGACCCGACCACGATCCGGTCGACTCCTTCGAGCGGATAATGACCTACCGCCGCGAACTCCGAGAGGTCCGCGTTGAGTTCTTTGACCGTCTCGTAGCGGGCCTCGAAGCATCCGAGCGACCGCCAGACGTGTTCCGGGGCCTTCCCGTCGACTAGGGCTCCGTGGTAGGCCGCGACCGAGCCGTCAATGAGACCGGAGATGATCGGGAAGATCTCTCCGGTCTCCGGATGCTTCGCGCCCGCTACCTGAGCGTCGACGTCGACGAAGAACTTATGGCCGGGGTTGTCTGCCGCCAGCCTTCGCGTTAGGTCGAGGAGCTTCTTCACTTCGTGAACCCCGCCGCGATCCCGGGCAAGGTCGCCGGAGCCCAGTCCGCGACCTTCTTCTCGAAGTAGGTGATGTTCGAGCGGAGAGACGTGATCCGGTGGCGGAGTTCGCGGACGTGGTAGGCGAGAGTCGTCTCGTAGTGTTCGTCGCCCGGGTTGAGGTTCTTCCGGAGCCGGTCCGACCAGACCGTCGTCCGGGTCTTCTGCTCGAAGCCGGTGAGAATCTCCTGCTCGGAGTCGACGTAGTTCGCGAGAGCGGAGATGTAGGCGACGGCCCCTTCCTGCGAGACTTCCCAAGGCCGGTAGCCGACCCCGAAGCATCCGCCCGAGAACGAGTGGTACTGGACTTCGTAGCCGTGGTTGACGATCCGACCGCCGTCGTCGTACTTGACGTTCCGACCGCAGATGGAGCAGGTCCCTGTCGATTCGAGCGTCCGAGGGTCGGTCAGGGTCGGGTTCTCGGAAGGCTTGCGGCCCTTCTTGACGAGGGGCTTCGCCGCGTCGAGGAGTTCGCGGACCGGGACCCATTTCGCGAGGAACTCTTCGACCGAGGCCGGAACTTCGAGGCCTTTCTGCCGCCCGACTTCGATCCGCTTCGAGAAGGCCGAGACGTCGAAAAGGTTCCCCGGGGTGTTCGGGTAGC